ATAACCCTACCGCTGGCCCGCAGCGTGGTACGGACCACGCCCTGCTTTGTGCCCAGCGTGACGGTGCTTGTCGCGGCCACGGCATCGTCCACGATGGCCTCAACCTTCACCTGCCCGCCTACGGCGTCCACCCATCCGGTGACATACAGGTCATAGGTGAACTTCCTGCCCTGCACCCCGAAGTCGGTAAGGGGCGTATCCCATTGAAGGATGTTGGCGGTCCCGTCCAAAGTGGTGCCGCTCCCGTACTTGTAGACGTAATTCCCCGGCCCGACAAACAGAAGATCCTCGTTATCCTCCAGAAACCGCGTCACCGCAATGCCGGTACGAATCGCCACGGTCTTGTTCACAATGTCGTACTCAATGACAGCGTTGTTCGTCTGCTGATTCGTGCCGTAGGGAACCGCCATATATAGGATGTTGTTGTGGGCAATTCCGCAGGCCACGTCCAGCTTTGCGATGTTCACCAGCGCCCAAAAGTCCTTCAGCACATAGGGGATCAGCTCAACCGCCTTGGACGTGTCGTAGACCATGATTCCGTCCTCGGACAGGAAGTAAGCCCGGTTGTTGTACTGGCACAGGGTACGGGGCGCTATGGTGCCCTCCATGGTGAAAACCTGGATAGGCTCGAATTCGTCCGGGTATGTGCCGACAACGCGGAAAATGCTGTTTTGCTTGAACACCACCACATCGCCCAGCATGGCGGCAAGGCCCACGACGCTGCCGCCGTCCCATGTGGACACGGTGATATACCCGGCGTCGTCCTCGCCCACAACCCAATTCGACGGGGCGTAGGCGTCGGAGGCAAACACGGTTTGCGGGGAGCCCGTCACGCCGGCCGCCCATAGCCGCTCGACGTGGACGGTGACGCACTTTCCCCGGGGGGCTTCCAGCGTTTCCGCGCCGGAATCGTCGTAGTACAGTTTTGTAATGTTCCCGGTCCCGGTCCACTGAAAAACAGGATCGACGCCGTTTGACAGGATGATCTTGCTGACGCCGCTCTCCCGGTAATTCGCAAAGGAAAAGTCACCGCTGGTAATGGCTTCATCCCCCTTGATAGAGGTCCACGCACTCCCCGACCAGACATATAGATTATCGGCCGTGGATACCAGCAGGTGCTTGGTCACGGTCCCTTCAGCGGTGTACTCGAAAAAAAGCATGAGAGCCACGGGGGCCGCCGGCAGCGCCGTTGCAATATGCTTTGCATACCCCGGCGCCGTGGACAGGATGCCCTTGTCGGCGCGGAAATTATAGGCGGCGGGACTTTCCCCCACAGCCAGATACCGGCCGTCCTTGGCCTGGTTGACGCCCTGGAACGCCGAAGCGACGTTGAGGCGGCTAAACCCATACTTCGCCATTATCTCCACCCATTGAAGTTCCCGAACAGGTTGCGGGGATTCAGCCCGCGTTCTTCCGGCATGTCCCGGTGCAGGCCTTTCTTCTCCCGGTCGTAGTTCCACATCTGCGCGGCGGCCATGTCAGGCTTGCGGCGCATCTGGTAGAAGTCGGCAGCGGCCATCCGGCACAGCAGCCGGTGGGCTTCCTCGGGGATCTGCGGGGTGTTGGTTTCGGTTGCTTCCTCCGGTTCCGTTGTCGGCGCGTCGTTCTCCAGGGGTTTGTACTTCTTCAGATACTCCACCCACACGCTGTCCTCGGTGTACCAGCGGCCGATGTAGATATACCCGTGTTGAGGGATGAACTTGATCTCCGGGGAGTTGATATACCCGGCATCCTCGCTGAAGTCCTGGTACTGGCCCAGCCGGATCACGCTCCGGCAATCATAAGACAGATCCGACACGGCGAACCGATTATTCTCCACGTCCACTTCTTCATAGCCTATGGGCTTGTAAACGTCCCGCTGGAGCTCCGCATAGGCCATGTTGTAGCTTTGCAGGAACCCGGCAGAATACGCGGTCCTGTTGGCGTCGGAAACGTCCTCATAGACCATGCGCAGGGTTTCCGTGTCCAGTTCGTACACGTTCATGCCGGGGCCTCCTGTTACAGTTCAATGACCATGGAAGCGGGGATCTTCTTGGCGTGAACCAGGTTGTCTGCGATGAAGCCGGGAACCTCGACGCTCACGCCGCGCTTGATGATATACACCTTGCCGTTGTGAACGACTTCCTGTTGGTCGTCCTTCGGGTTGGATTCGCTCAAAGGCAGGTACACCATGCACCGGCGGCCCGTCTTGGCGGGCGCGACGGGAGCGGGCTTGTCCGCCTTGGGGGGCTTCGGGGTTTCCTCCGTGACGGGGGGGACGGGCTTGTTCTCGTCCCGGCCGTCGTTCGTGCTTGCCGTCCTAGACATATTCGTGTTGCTCCTTTCAAAAAATCGGGGGCGGCTCTTTCAAGCCGCCCCCAGCAGAGAAGAGGGTAGGGAAAGCTAGATTATGCGCTCACCGCATGCTCGATGCGGACCATCCAGCCGTCCTGGAGGATCTTGGCGCACATGGCCTTGACCTTCCAGCCCACGGTGCTGAACTGGTTGAGCGGGTCGGCGGTGCCGGCGGAGCCGGGGCCCTTGACAATGAGCTGGACGTTGCCGCCGTTCTCAATGTCAACGACGCCGTAGGCGTCCTGCCCGAACACCAGCGTGGCCTCCAGGTCGATACCGCCCGCGCCGGCCTCACCGGGATACAGGACGTCGCCGTCAGCCGGGGTTACGCCCAGGGCGCTCTGGTTCTGCGTGAGGACGATTGCGGCGGAGCCCGCAGCACCGGCCGTCGCGCTGGCGATGGTGGCGTAGAACTGCGGCTTGCCGGTGGTGCCCTCGTCGGAGATCAGGAGTTTCCGGCCGGCCAGGGCCGTGGCTTCCGCCTCGGTGATGGCCTCGTCAACCACCAGGGTTTTGGTGCCGTCGGTCCAGCTTGCCACGGTCAGGTTCCGGGCGGCGGCGGTCAGGTTCGCGGCTTCGATGGTGGCGGCCTCGGTCGTTTCCACGAAGATCACGCCGAACAGGCGGCCGATCTCACCGGAGAAGATCGCTTCCTTGTCCTGGTACTGGCCCACGCCCTGCCACAGCGTATCGCTCTGGAGGTCGTAAGTCGAGTTCGGGGACACGATGGCGATGAAGTAGGGCTTGCCGTTGCGCATGAACGGCCGGGCCTTGTTGTTCTTCAGCGTCCGGACTGCCTTGCGGATTTCGGTCGTGGTCAGGATGTTGGTCGAAATGGCCTCGTACCGGTAGTCGTGGGCGCCGGCCACCTGGTCATTGGTGCCCAGGAGCATGGCGGCGCGGACGATGTGGTCCACGGAAAGGCCGCCCTGGTCAGCCATGAGCTCCTGCGCCTCGGTCTTCATGGGGTCGATGGCCGTCATGTCCAGCATATCCGTGATCTTCACGAAGCTGCCGTACTGCGCCACGGTGGCCGTGAGTTCGGTCATGGCCATTTCCTGGCCGGTGGGCACCACGCCCTCGCCCAGCGCCGTGGTGATGGCCGCGAACGGGGTCATTTTGCGGAAGTTCACCGTCTTGCCGCTGCCCCGGGGGATGGAACGCTTCTGGCCGTACTGGTAATGCACCAGCCTCGGCTTCATGTCCCGGATCAGCTTCTTGTCGTAGTAGGTCTGCACCGTCGGCGCAAGGCCGGACGTGGCGGTCGTATTGATAACTTCGGACATTTGTTTTTCCTCCTAGTCTATGACCGGAGGCCCTTACCCGGGGAACACAACCCGCTTCCCGGCTTTGACCTGGGCGTCAATCTTTGCGATCTCCGCGTCGGTCCAGTCCTCGGGCCGCATGGGCCCGACAGCGCCGGAGCTGCCTTTGGTGCTGGTAGGCACCCTCGCGTTGCGGTTCTTCACCCGCTCGGCGGCCGCTTTTTCACCTTCCGCCTTGGCTTTCGCCGCAGCGTCGGCTATGAGCTTGTCCATGTTGGAATACCGGTACGCCTCCATCGGCGACACGCCCGCCTTCATGAGCTGAACAGCGCCAGCGTCCTGGATGAAGGTTTTGGGATCAAAGTCGGGGAAAGCCGCTTTGATTGCCGGGGTGTCCTCGATGATTCGGCTCACCAGCGCCTCCACATTCAAGGTGGGGGAGGGCTCCATGGTCGCTTCTTCCGGTTCCTGGTCCTGCTGCGCTTGGGGTTTCATCCCCTGCATGTAGGCCATTTGCTCCGGCGTGAAGCCCAGGGCCTCCGCCCGGTAATCGGTCATTTCCTGCACGATTTCCTCCGGCTTTTTGCCGGGGTACATCTGCTGGATCTGCCGGGCAAGCTCAATGAGCGGCGCGGTCTTCTTCCGCTCGGCCGCCAATCTGGCGCCCAGGGCGCGGTCAAAGTCCGCCTGGCTCTTGATGGGGTTGGTTTCCTTGGGGGCCTCGGTTGTTTTGTTGTCGGTGGTTGGGGGTGCGGGGTCTGCCTCGGGTTCCTCGCCGCCGGCCGCGCCGTTCTCGCCTTCCGGGGGTTCGGTCTGCTGTTCGGGCGGGGGGCCCAGGACGTCTTCCACACTGATTGTGTCTTCCGCTCCGTCGTCGAGCGGTTCAGCCGCCGGGATTTGTTCCTCGGCGGCCTGGCCCTGCGCAGCGTCACCCGCGCCGGGTACGACCGTGGTATCTTCGGGCATGATGGGGCTCCTTTTCGCGCCTTTCCGCGTTGTCAAATTGGAAAGCCCGTAGGCTTATTCCCGTGGCATGTCAATGGAGATCTTCCATCCGATAGTTTTTATGTCTTTCATGTCCGGCCTTTCCGTCGGGTTGCCCTGATTGACAGGGTCAAACCCTCCCTCGGCTTCGTAGTCCTCCGGTCCCTTCACGATGAAAGGGTCCAGCGCCCTGATGGTTGCGGTTATCTGCTCCAGGAGCATCTCCTTAACCATGCTGATTTCTTCGTCGGTCGCATCATTTTGGATGGCTATATAAGAGCCAAACTCTTTCGCTGCGGTTTCCTTTTTCATCTTTCTCCCTACCTTTCAAACCAGCATCCAATCCTCCGCCAGTAAATCTTCCTGGGAAGGGATCCATGGGGTTGTGCCCGTCAGGGCGTCGATATAAATAAAAGGACGGCTCATGTCGCTGTCCTCGTCCGGCATCCGTATGGCGACGAACTCCCCGGGCCTGTTCCAGCCCACCCGGGCTACGCGCTCACCGTTCCACATGGCCCGCAGCGCGTCACCGAATCGCAGAAATGGCATAGGCGCCTCCTATCCCATGTTCATGCCGCTCTGGCCTACGTCCATCCGGGTTGGCTGCTGCGCCGCAGGCGTTGGTGCCCTTCCCGGCGCCGCGCCCTGGCTCTGTCCGCCGCCGTTGCCCATCAAAGCCTCCGGGGGCGGGGCGCCCTCCGGGCCTTCAAGCTGGGCAAGCCGCGCCACAAGCTGCTCAATCAGCATCCGCTCTTGGTCGTACTCCGCTTGATAGGCCAGAATCTCCTGTTTCCGGTCAAAATCCATGGCTTTCAGCGCGACTTTCGGGTGAATAGCGCCCATCTGGAGCAACTGCATGATCTTCTCGTCGTTGTATGCCGACTTGTAGGGGAGCTGCTTCTGGATGTGGACCGACACCTTAAACTCGATGGGGACATTTCCGTCCTCGTCCCTCGTCGTAAGGGCCGAACTCACCAGCATGTCGTCCTTTGCCTCGCCCGCCTCGTCGGAAATGAGGATGGTGCGCTGCTCGGTGTAGTTCTCGTCGATCAGCGCGATCTCCATATTGACCACTTCCGCGAAGGCATCATACAGCTTGGCCACGATATTGCGGCTCCGCTTGCTCCCGGCCTCCTGCAAGGCCATGATGGCGCTGGCGGCGGTGACGGACTTCCCGCCCTCGCCCCGGACAAAGGCGTTTTGTCCGGATTCTTCTTTTATGTCGTCCTGCTTGGCCTGCTTCAGGGCCATAATCTGCGGGGGCAGGGGCTCCGGAGTAAACCAGCGGACCGCATCGTCGCGGATGCTATTGCCTTTAATAATCTTCCGGCTCCAATCAAGCAAGGCATTTTCATCTATCCCCGCCTGGTCATTTACCAGCATCTTGAACCCACTGGAAATCTCCGCATTGGCAAGCATGATCTGGTCCAACCGGTCGACGGTGGACTGAAGATCCCCGTACAGGTCTACAAAACCCAGGCCCCAGGCCTGCCCCTCGATGGGGACCAGGGCCGTCACGACGAACGGGTACATGCCGTGAGCGTAAACGGGTTCCTCGGTGTACCGCTCCAGCAGCCGGCCGCCGGCGAACTTAGCCATGAACACCTTGCTTTGCATGGTGCCGGATTCCTCGTCCCTCTCAAACTCCTTCCACCACATTTCCGTGACCATGACCGGCTTGTCCTCGGCGGCCCCGAAGATGCTGGCGGGGTAGAAGTTGCTGAAGTTGTCTTCCGGCAGCGGGACGTAATCCCGCCCATTCGGGTTCCGGTACTCGGGGAAGTGAGATTCCACCCACTCCCGGGGCTTGAAGCACACCTTAAAAACAACCTCGGAATCCTGGACGTTCTCCACGTTCGGGTTCCACAGGAAATTCCGCACAGACCAGTATTGGACGTTCACGTCGCCCAAGCCATTGCCGATGCTCTTGTCCCAAAAGACTTCCTGAACCCCCGTACCGTGGACCAGCATGGACAGGGACCAATCCCGCCACACCTTCCGGTACTGCCGCCGGTTATGGATGTACTTCAGCGTGTCGGCCAAGACCGTGGCCTTGCCGACGTGGGCCTTCTTCTCGCCCAACAGCGCCGCCTCCGGGTACGAATCCATAATGTCGGAGTGGATGCTGTCTATCGTGGAGTACAGCACCGGCGTAACCGGCTTCAGGCCCGCCGCGGCCGCCTCGTTCTGCTCCAGCAGATCCCAATGCCGCTGCTCGTAGAACATATCATGCCGCCGGAACCTCTCCCGCAGCACACTGGTGGCGCCGTACAGCCGGGTAAACCAATGGCCGCAGGTCGCCTCCAACTGCTCGTCCGACGCGGAGGACAGATTATAAACTTTCGTCACCAGCGCATTGACGCCGCCGGCGGGGCTTTCATTCTCGGCCATGCTGTCCTCCTATGGCAAGTACCGCTTGCGCGGCTCGGGCATTTCCAGCGGGTCGTACTGCTTTTGCGGCACCACAATGGCCCGCCGCTCCGGCATGGGGTTGAGCATGAACATGTACCGGGCGTCGTCGTAGCAGTTATGAAGCACCACGCCATCCGCCGTCACAAAATCGTGGGTTCTCTCAACTTCCAGGTTGTAGACATCCGATCTCCCGATAGACCGAACCGCAACGACTTTTGCCATTTTCCATGAGCCTCCGATATGCAGCCTTGTGGTTGTTACAGCAGAAGCGATTACTGCTCGGGGAGTAGGAATACCGGCTATCAAAAATGCAGCCACAATAGCTGCATTTGTACTGGATTGCCTTCTTCGTCTTCCATGTCCTGCTGGACTGTTCACCATGCCATGCTCGGCCCTCGGGGCTTCGGTGCCACGCTGATGCCTTGGGCCGGATTTTCTCTATTTGCCGCCGCTGCCTGGGTAAAAGTTCCGGGGCGCTGTTGTGCAACGACGAATGTTTAGGCCCCGGCACCAGCTTCAGGTTGTCCAGCCGGTTATTGCTGGTGTCACCGTCGACATGGTGAACATGGAACCCCTCCGGTATCTCGCCGTTCGCATCCTCCCATACCTTCCGATGAAGCCGAACGCCCCGATGCTGGAAGTAATGCCCGCACCGGTAGTAGGTTTGCCCCGCATACTCCTGCTTGGTTTCGCTTATGACCTTGACCATATCCCCGCACTCCTTCCGCACCCTTTTTATTGGCATGAAAGGCCGGGGGAGTGCGCACCCCGGCCACGGCGTTGCAACACCGTCATGCCAAAACCTTCTTCAAATCGTCGCCCGGCTGGAGCTCGTCCAGCCTTTTCCACGTTCCGTCCTCCATCATGAATCGGTGATTGGCGGTTGCCGTGACCCGGCTTCCGTCCTCCAGTTCAACCTCAAACACTTCCGCGTTGCGTTGGGTACGCCGGGCATCAAAGAACCGGTGATACTTCCCATCGCTGCTCATGACCCGTCCGTCTTTTCCGCACAGGCTTTCCATGGGCACCACGCCGGCCTCGGTCCGAATCAGCGTATTGCCGATGATGCAGTGATCTTCGCCCTCGGTGTCCACGTCCTCCACCTTGGAGGCCACGCGGACGTTATACGTCAGCGCCGGGATGGTCCGTATGAAGTCCCGGCAGGTATTGAACACATACATTCCGGGGCAGCCTTTCTCGTCGAACTGAAGCCGGTAGTGGAACTGCATCTTCCCGGCAATCCGGGTGTTGTCCGCCGGGTCGAAGTACACGCCCTGCCGCGCCATGAGCTGCGCCACGCTCTCGCCCCGGCTCTCATCGAATATCGACGGGTCCGCAATCCCGATAACCGGCAGGCCGGGCATGTACTGCTTCTCAAACGCCGCAATTTCCTCAGCGATCTTCCCGGGCTGCAACCGGGCGCCCACATTGGAGCCGATCCCCCGGTCCTTCTGGCACCCGTACCACTCGCTGAACCGGTACATCCGGCCCTGGTGATCCGCTGCCCACCATCCCACGGAGAACGGCCGCGAATACCCGAAGTCGAAGCTGCGGTACCTCCGCCAATCCGCCGGGATGGGGAAGGGGTCTATCACATGAGTAAATCTCCGGTCCCGGTAATGCTCCGGGTCGTTCCGCCACTCGATGAACACCTGGCCCTCGAAGGCGTCCCAGTTCCCTTCCAGCAGCGCCCGCCGCAGGGCCTCCGGCTTTTGCTCCAGCTCGAAAACATAATCCGTACTGATGTGGGGGTTGTCCGTCACCTTGGCCGGAATAAATTCCACCACCCGGTCCTGGTACTCGTCCAGCGTCTTGGAATACACTCGCCGGACGTGCTTCCCGCCGCCCGGGTGTGGATCCACGAAATAGTCCTTGACCCACGCATGCCCCACGCCGCCCGGGTTGGCCGTACACCGCACCACTGGCTTTACCCCTATCGCCTTGGGCGCCCGCAGACGGGTTTTCAGGTACTCGTACACATCCATGGGGAAGTGCGTCAGCTCGTCGATATACAGCGCGTGGATCTCGGCGCCTTGGTATTTTTCCTTGTCCCCGTCATTTTCACAATGCCGGAACAGCAGGCAACTCCCATTGTGCAGCCGGATCTCATGCTCTCCGCCGACATACTTCCCAACCGCCGGCAACGGAATGGACCGCCGCGCCTCCCGGATCAGCGTATCCTCCAACTCCCGGTATGTCCGCCGGAACAGGTACACCATCAGCCCTGGCGTCCGGCAGGCCCGGAAGAACGCATCCATCACAATGGCCTTGGACTTGCCCCCGCCCGCCGCGCCCCCGTAAAGCGATTCGTCCGCACCGCTGCCATGCAGCAGGTTTTGTTTCGACGTGGGCTGATAATCAATCGTCACCGTCCTTGCTTCCGTCGCCACCGGTCAACACCCTTCCCATCGGAGGCACCGCTATGTCGCCGCTAAAGAGAACCTGTATCTGACCCGTCGCGCCCTTCACAAGCTCCTTCTGCGCTTCCTTCAGCTCCACGCTGGCAACATACAGCCGGTCATCCCCCGTGTATTTCCAAAGCTCGTTGTGCAACTCCTGAAGCGCCCGCTCCGTGGATGCCATCGTTTCCAGCCACGACAGCTTCGGCTCAAACCCGGCAACGCCCGTCAGCAGCGCGTCCCCACCCTTCTGCAGCCGGTCCAGTAAATCATTCGCCCGCCCCAGGTTCGCTTCCAGCCTCTTGATCCGCCGCAGGATGCTCTCCACTACCCGGGCATTGTTCGTCCCTTTGTCCGCATCCTTCCGCCGTACTTCTTCCATCAGCAGTGCCGCGTTCATTTCTTCCATCGCTACCTGCCCCCAGAACCGCCACAGCGGATCCCTGTCCCTCCTGGTTTCCTGCCACAGTCCGTGGACCATCTTTGGCACGCCGGACCACCCCCGCCCGGATATGCTAAAACCGCCCCGTGTCTCGGAGCGGTCTATCCCGCTACCATTTTAGCACCCATAAACGTGCGTTTGTTCGTGGAATGTGTTCGTGTCTTCTGCGCCGCGCTTTATATGGCCCTGCGCCATTTTTTATATTTTCGGATGGCCTTTGTTCGCGTCCCCGCGCGTTTTCCCTGCCCCCCGTACCCCCGCGCCTTACATGAGGGGAGGGGAGAATACTGGTACGGGCATATCTCGGGGTTCGGGGGCTTGGGCTCCCCCGGCCGGCCGCTTTCCGCGCACCCCCCGCCCGGGCCCCCGGGGGCACCTGTCCGCGAAGGTGAAAGAATCCCGTCCTGCCTGCCCTGCCCTGGCTGAAGCAAAGCGCCTGCCCTGCCCATGCCCTGCCCATGGTCACCACGAAGAAACCCGAACGATCCAGCCCGCGCAGCCCTCAAAACCCTCTATTCGTCAAACCGGTGTTTCGCGCACAGATAGATCAGAATGTGGCATAAATGGCGTAATCATGCCCCGAAATGACCCTGCCCGCCAGACCCGAACAATGCAAAACCCCGTCATACTGCACAAAGCCCCGCCCGATCTGCCCCGGACGCGGTCCCCAGGAGCAGCCCGGCCGCCCCGGAAAGACGAACGATGGGGGTTGTCACCCATCAGCGCCGCCATGGGTGACAGTGAGCCCGCAGCAGCCCCAGGAGCGAGTGACAGAGCCAAGGGCCCGGCAGCGTGTCACCTGGCCACCAGTCACTGTCAACCACCAACCGGAGACAGGGTGACAGTAGCACGCGCCCGGATGACTATAGCGCCCCTATCAGCCCGGCCGCCCCTATAACCTACTACCCCTCATCATAATACCTGGAGCGTAATAGAGAGGGAGGACGGCGCATTATCTAAGCCCTAGCAGGCTCCATCAATAGCTGGTCATATAATCATAGCTCTCAGATCATCAAAGACCTGAGAGAACCATAGAAGCCCTATATATAATCAAGAGCTTATATAGAGCTTGGGAGAATCATCTATAGACTACCTATATATATAAAGGCCCTGGCGGACCATCTGCATTTTTGACGGGGGAGGGGGTATAAGCATGGGTTATGACTGGCGCGGGAGTGGTATAAAAGACTTATTGCTGGAGGGCTTGACGGCATAGCGGCTATGTGCTACTATGGTGGTGTCAGATCAAGACGACAGCCGCCCAGGCGGCAGGGGAGGCACACAATGCGCAACACAGCAGATCATATTACGTGGCAGTATCTTATCGACGAGGCAGTATCGGATGGTGCAGACCCGGAGACCGTGCGAGATGCAGTACAACACTACATGGACAAGGAGGAGGCTGAGACGGGCAAGCGCCCTAGCTTGGATGACGAGGTCCCCGCGTGGGCCACACTGGTATCCATTGTTTAACCACCCTGTTGGCGCGGATCAAGCGCAAGGAGGCACACCGTGGCACACATTACCGTAACACATACCTGCGGGCACCAGGAGACGGTGCAGATGTACGGGCCAGAGCGCGACCGCGCCAGCAAGGCCCAGTGGATGGCCAAGCAGCCTTGCGCTGAGTGCGCAGTCGCCGCAGCCACCGACAACGGCCTGCCCGCGCTGATGGGCAGCGACAAGCAGATCACCTGGGCCGAGACCATCAGGGCCCGCACGTTGCCCGACCTGCGCACCAAGGCCGAGAGGGCGTACAAGACCGTAGACGAGGCTGATGCGATACTGGCTGACCCGGCCCGCATGGCCGAGGCTACCGCCAAGGTTGGCAGCCTTGAGGGGGCCGTCAAGGGTTTTACCAGCATCAAGGCCCGCGCCCAGGCGATCATTGACACCTACGACCGCGCCGCCGGCGAGACCAGCGCCAAGTGGTGGATTGACCAGTACCGGTAACGAGACGGGCCGCATCCTCCTCACAGGACACGGCCCAGGCCACACGGTAACACGCGGAGAGCGATGCACAATGGGGCCAGTGGTATCATACCACGGCCACAGACAGCCCGCAAGGGCAGGAGGGAGCAATACAATGTCAGCATACAGTGGAGTGCAAATGATCAAAGGGAAGCCCTGCATCTGGTTGCAATGCTACGGCTACCAGCCGGCAGTCATGGCGAAGGACATCAAGCCGGGAATGACCAGGGTCTACAACTACGGTCACACCTACGAGATCAAAGCGGTTGAGGTTGGCAAGATGGTAACGCTGACCGTCGTATCCGCGGACGGCAAGGAGTACCAGGCCAGGCACCGCCCGGATAAGTATATCCCGGTCAAGTGACAAAACCGGCTGCGCTACCGGCCAGACGGGCAGAGGGAAAGAGCATGAAATATACAATCGGAATCGTTGCGCATTGTCTTGCGCTTAGGTTAAAATGGTACATGGAATCCATCGAGATAAAGGAAGGCCGCGCCCCTTGGCGCAACGGATACAACTGGCCGACGGGCGACATAAGCGAATGGCGCGGGGCGGCAAGAGAACTGAAAAACACGCTGGACATGATGAACGCTTAACAACACCACACGCCCCGGCGGAAGGGGAGAAGGAGATCAGACCATGAGCTACCAGGAGTATATAAGCCGGATGAACCTCAAAGACACCCGCCGCAGCTGGATTGAATGGAAGGTCGACATGTGCGGCATGACAGAACGCCAGGCCATAGCGGCCGCCTACAACCCGGAATGGGGCTACGCCTCAATCACCGCATAACACACTCCCCCGTTGAGCGCATCAGCGGGGACAAGACGCCCGGCCCCCAGGGCCAAGGGGAGAAGGAGCGACCATGAAGACCATGCTATACACCAGCCACGCGGGCCCGGTTGACGTCGAGACCCGCGGCAAGTGGACAATCTATCGCACCACCGCCGGAATCATGGTGGAGCGTGTATCGGTCTACGGTGACGAGCCGACCACGCAGACCTACTACAAGGCCGGGCAGTATCCCGTTCTGCCCGACGACTGGACCGAGGAGATCAACGAGCACGGCACCACCGCCGCAGACGCCTGGCTGCATGATCTGGAGCAGGGAGAGTACACACCCTACAGGCATCTGATACCGAGCGACCGAGAGCCCCGGGAGCTCCTGGGCATGGCGATCTCCGCAACGGCCGCAGCCGCCCTGCGCCGCGCATCGACCATCTACAAGCTGCCCATGAGCCGCCTGCTGGACAAGGCCATCATTGACGCCTACGGCGACCTGGAGCAAGCACCATGAGGGTAACAGTCCCCGGCGGCCCGTATAGCTGGCTCACGGTCCGACGAGCTGCCCCGCAACTTGCCATGACCGCACCGATCAACCTTGACCTGGTACGCCCTGGCGGCGCCTACTGGCTCCCACAGCCTGACGTGATGGGCATGGTGACACCGGAGGACGCCGAGCCGGTCCATGTTATACAGAGGGTGAGGGAGCTCCACGGCGCCGGCTACATGGACCTGGCCGCGTGGATAGACCTTCATCCCCTGGATTTAGCGGCATGGATGGACGGAGAGCAGGAACCCAGCGGCCCGGCCTGGGATATGCTGCTGGCCCTGCTGGCCGCCCAGCCCACCACGGTATCCGCGCCGGCCAGCGCCACGACGCGCCTACTATGGCGAGGACACGCCGCAGCGCCCGAGGACGACCAGATCATGGCCGCACTGTATGACGCCGCCCTGGAGGACGTAGGAGCCCCCAGGGAGGCCCTGGGCGCCTTTACGGTGCATGTAGTGGATCACGTCGTCGGCTTGCGCCCGTTGCCGGTCCCGGCCATCGACCGGGACAACATCCGGGCCTATATTGCCTTTGGGATATGGTGCGCGATGGGGTAAAAGTACACCAAGAAGTACACCTTTTGGAATTTACGGACGCAAACTAATAGTTTTTGCACAGCGATTTTTCCGCATAAATACGCCATCGGAGAATCAGAAATTTCCCTATAAAAACTAGCTTGATGAATTCGAATCCCCTTGGGGGTACCACTAATTCGGCCCGGAATCATGCGGATTCCGGGCCTTTCCTTTGCTCAAAGTACACCAGGAAGTACACCACCTACGATAAGTACCGGCTGAAAACGTCGTCCAGCATGCCGGCGGTCCTCTCCATTTCACCGTCTACATCGTGACCGTAAATCCCGAAGGTATCCATGCTTTTACTGTGGCCCACGATCCTCTTTAGAAGTTGCTCCGGCACATCCGCCTTGGCCATGCTGATCATGGTATGCCGCAGCTCATGGAGCGTCTGGTTGATTCCATGCTGCTGGCGGTAAGTCTTCCAATCCCAATACATATGATCCGTGTTCATCATGTCACCGTCAAGGCCCGGGAATACCCACGGCGACACAATACCCCGGCTTTTCAGCGCGGCCCGCTGCTCGTCGAGGATCCGCAAAGCCACGGCAGGGAGGACCATCTGCCGGCGGGCGTTCTTTGTTTTTCCGGGCGTGACCTCCTGGAGCGAATTCACCGACCGCCGCAGCGTCAGCAGGTTCCCGGCTATATCCTCTTTGCGGATGCCGGCCATTTCACCACGGCGTAACCCTGTCACCACGATAAAGCGCCATGCGTGGATATAAAAGCTCTTGACCTCTTTACCCCGCAGCACCACGGAATCAGAATTAAACAGCGTTTTGAGCTGATCCGGCTGGAGTATCTTTTTCTCGGCCACCGGAGCGTCCCGCTGTATGACGATCTCGTCAGCGTCCGGCCGCGCCAGCTCATACCGCTTCAGCTTGGCAAACCGGCACACCGCCGTGACGGAGGCCCGGATGTTCTGGAGCGTCTTTTTTGCCCGGCCCGCCTTATATGCGGCCGTGATGCAATCCTGCCAATCGGATGCCGTGATGGAGCCGGACAGCCTATTCTTCAGCCTGGGCAGCAGCCAGTTATCCCCGATGGATTTATGCTTGTTATAGTTCGGTGTGCCCGTTGTCTCGGAAACGTAGACCAGGAAGTCCTCCCACAGCTTATTGAACCGTACAGACTTCATCACCCGGCCATTCAGCCATTTGTCCGCCTGCCGCTCTGCTGACAACTTCCCCTTGGCCCCGGGCGTGGAGCTGACGAAGGTCTTGCGCTCACCCCGGTCCCGCACGTTGATCTGCCAACGCTGGCGGGCCTCTATCCAGCGGGCCTCATTCTGCCGTAGCTTCATTTTCCCCTCTAACCCAAATTAAATCGATAAGATGTATAGTTCTCATAACCTTCAATATTTTCGACAACTTCGTAATCAGGCGGACCGAAATAAGCGCCAACAGTATCTTGCAGCGCAGAGATTATCACGGCTTGTAATGGACCATCGTTTTTTGTCAAAACAGCCAAACTGCCAATTTCGTCCTTATCGTTTATCCCGCACAACACTATTCCTTCGTTGCCATTAACGGAATAGCCCACTGCGTCTATGTCCGGCCTGTATTCTATTTCCGTTGTAATAACCGTCGAACTCGATAGTAAGGAGTTTTTATAATAATCAAGTTTTTCCTTGAAAGTTACAAGAAACTCTTGATACGTAATTTGCCTCTGAGGTGTTTTTGTTGGCAAAGGTAATTGCGTCCGTTGCGGAGTGGGATCGGCCTTAATCTGCAACGTCTCTCGAGGGGAATCAATCTGAGCAGGCCGTGTTGTTTCAATCCCACCAAGGAGTGCATTTACACCGCCATGGCTGGCCAAAAAAGACACAACAAAAAACCCCGCCAAGCAAATAATTATTAATGATATTATTATTGTTGTTGCTGCAATATAATATTTTTTCATGCCCTTCTCTCCTAAAATTCAATTAGGTTTCGCACCACTTTCCCCAGCACCCTTACCGCTTCCTGCCTCGCATCATAGACCTGGATTTGATGAACTGGGTTTGTTGACTGTGGCACCAAGGTTATTGTTGTACCAGTACAGTAAAACCTTTTTACGGTAGCGTTTTCCCCATCCACCAAAACCACTGCGATCTCCCCGTTCTCGACGGTATCCTGCCTTCTTATAACGAGCAAGTCCCCATCATAGATACGCACAGCGTTCATGCTATCGCCTTTTACGCGTAGGGCATAATATTCATCACCACCATTCAGGTCCGTAAATGTGTACCCCTCAATGTGCTGCTCGGCATAAAGAGGGGCGCCGGCAGATATATACCCAAGGATAGGGATTTTATGGGTAGGATTGTACGGTACTCCCGGCAACTCCTGATCCCAGCCCATAATAACCCCTGGCGATATATCAAGAGCACTCGCAAGGGATACAATCTTGTCCCTTTTCATGTTGGCTATATCACCAGATTCCCATCTGGAAATAGTGGCCTCGGATACTCCCGCCCGCTGCGCCACTTCCGCTTGGGTTAAATCTAGTTCTATGCGCCGCTGTTTCAACGCGTCCCCAATTTCCATAGCATACCTCCGCGGGCATTATAATACCAATATTGCAAATATGCAATATTTTATTCCTTTAATAACTTTTTCTTGCGTTTACGTATTGACATGGGTTTTTATGGGTGGTACTATGATGTTGCGGATACGCAAGAAGAAAGGGGCGCTCGACAGTGTTTGATCGCAATCTGTTTAGAGCAACGGTGCTCATGAGAGGGATGAAACTGGAAGGAGTAGCCTCTGAATTAGGAATAAACCCCGCCACTTTATACAGGAAGATCAATGGAATTACAGAGTTCACTCGAATGGAAATCCAATTACTGCGCCACACCTTAAAGCTCTCCCCCGGGGAAGCCGATGCGATTTTTTTTGCCAAGGAACTTGCGGATACGCAAGTTTCATCTGTATCACCCACAGGGGCAGAAGAAACATGACACCCGCATACAGCCGCCTGAAGGCGGAATTAAGAGCCAACAACATTGATCTGCCGTACCTTGCAGAACTGCTCGACCGCTCCCGGTCCTACGTTGCCATGAGGACCAGCGGAGCCCGGGCCTGGGACTTGGACGACATGTACAAGATCATGGAGATCATCGGCTGGCCGGCGGAAAAGCTGCACGAGGTTTTCCCGCCCCGGCCGGGAGTGATGAAGGAGGGTAAGAAATGGTCACGCAAATGAACCTTCTGCGCCTTGGCGCCCGGCACCGGTACAGAATCCGGAAGGGATCCTTCGCGTGGTACGCAAAGCGCATCACCGGCGCCCTGGCGGATCCGCTTTCAATCGTCCTGGCCCTTGGCGGATTCCTGTTCATGATCTACGCCGTGTGGGGGTAGCAGATGATGAAGCGCCTGTTGCGCTGGATTGCCGGCGGATGCTGGCTGATGTGGAGGTAGACATGAAAATCAAAGTACCCGACGAGGACAAGCCCCTGCCCATGAGCAACCTCAACAGGTTGGGCAGGCTCCCCAAGCCGCTGCGGGACTTCATCCCGCGTCTGGACGCCGCACTGGAAAGAGAGAGGAAGAGGAAGGGAAAATGACACTCCGCGCACTTAAATTGAGCAACTTCAAGGGCATCAAGGCCCTGGACCTGCAACTGTCCGAGTATGGCAACGTCATATCGGGCGCGAACGCCACCGGGAAAAGCACCGTCTTTGACGCCTTCTGCTGGCTGCTGTTCGGGAAGGACAGCCACGACAGGATGAAGTTCAACGTCAAGACCCTGGACGAGAACGGCGAACCCATCCACAACCTGACCCATACCGTCACCGGCGTGTTCGCCGTGGACGGGCAAGACCTGACGCTGGAGCGCCGGTATTACGAAGTCTGGAGCCGCAAGCGCGGCGACGCCCAGCAGCACCTTACCAGCCACACCACGGATTTTTTTATCAACGGCGCCCCGGCCACCGCAGCCGAGTACACGGCCCGGGTGGACGCCATCGTGGGCTCCACCGATCTTTTCAAAATCCTCACCAACGTATGTTTCTTCTCCGAATCCCTCCACTGGAAGGAACGCCGGAAGATGCTATTTGACCTGGCCGGGGACATTGGCGCCGACAGCAAGATCATGAGCCTCAAAGCCTTTGCCCCGCTGAAAGACCTGCTCACGAACAAAACCCTGGATGAACTCCGCCGGGAACTGGCCGCAAAAGCGAAGGAAACCCGCGACGAGTTGGAGCGCATCCCTGTGCGCATCGACGAGATCATGCGCCGTATGCCGGCCACGGACCCCACCGCCCGGTCCACGAAGGAAGCCCTGGCAAAGCAGAAGGCGGACCTGGAGAAGGAGGCCGCCGGCATCGCCGAGCAGATCAAGAGCGCCCGGGCCGCCGTCAATGCGGAGATCGCCGCCCAACGTCAGGCCATGGAGGAAGTGGCCCGGCTGGAGAACGCCCTGACCCGGCGCCGTCTGGAGATCGAGCGGGCGCAGGCTTTTGAAGAAGCCAAGGCCCGCACCGAGCGCGACGCTGCCGAGGCCCGGATTGTGCTGGCCGAGCAATCCCAGCAGAACACCAAGGAGCAGGTTAAACAGTACGCGGCTCGCATCAGTGAAGCGGGTACTAAGCTGTTGGAACTCCAGGCCCAGCGCGACGAGGAAGCCGCCCGCACCTATACCATCCGCCCGGAGGAAACCACCTGCCCGACCTGCGGCCAAGACCTGCCCGCCGCCATGCTCACGGCCAAGACCGATGAAGTAAAGGCCAAGTTTGAGCAGCGCAAGGCCATCACCCTGCGGAGCCTGGATGCATCCATTGCTCTGGCAAGCAAGGATCTGGATACCGCGAACAAGAGCCTGGAGCAGTTTCAGACCCAGAACAAAGACGCCGCCGCCCGCATAGAGGCCATCAAGGCTGAAGCAGCCGCCGCCCGGGAAGCGTATGAGCGCGTCGCGTCCGCCTCCCCGGCCCTGAACGCCGACAAGGAGTATCAGCGCATCCAGAAGGCCCTTGCAGCCGCCAGGGCAGCCTTGCCTCCCGAGCAGGAGGACAAGCCCGCAGACAGCAGCCTGGCTCACCGCTGGGAGGAACTGTCCGAGCAGATAGCCGCCCTCACCCGCGCCATCGTGGAGCAGGAGAACGCCGACGCCGCCCAGGCCCGCATCCGAGAACTGGAGGACGAGCAGACCCGGCTCTCCGACGAGCTGGCCCGCGTGGAAAAGCTGCAATTCCTCTGCGACGACTACACCCTGCGGTGGGCAAAGCTCACGGAAAAGACCATCAATTCCCTTTTCAAAACCGTTTCCTTTGTCCTGTTCCGCCCCCAGGTGAACGGTGGCGTCGAGGAATGCTGCGAAGCCGTCATTGACGGCGTGCCCTATTCCGACGCCAACACCGCCGCCCGGATCAACGCCGGCCTGGAGATCATAGACACCATTTCCCGCCACTACAACGTACAGGCCCCTATCTTCATCGACAACGCGGAGGCTGTGCTGCACCTGGCCCCTGTGCCGTTGCAGATCATTGAGCTGCGCGTTTCCAACGAGCCCGCCCTGCACATTACCGAGCGACTGTAAGGAGGATACCATGACCGAGAAGAAGCAGACAACCCAGCCCGCCGCCGGGCAGCAGAACACCCTGGCAACGCAAGCCGCCCCAGCCCCGGCTTCCCAGCGGTTCACCCAGCGCGTCACGGCGAATTTTGCGGCGGCCGCCGGGGCCCCCGTCGAATTGTCCCGGCACGAAAAGACGCTGGCCCAGCACCTTTTCCTCTACCTGGACAACCAATTCCGGTCCCTGGATTCCAAGCGGCGGGACGGCACCCCGCCCATTGATTGGCAAAACATCAACCTGGAAGACCTGGCCCTGAAAGCCGTGTCCATCGTCAAGGCGGGCCTGGACGCCGTGATTCCCAACCACGTCCACGCGGTCCCCTACCTGAACGGGAAGTCCAAGAAGTACGACGTGGACCTGCGCCCGGGCTACACCGGCAAGGACTTTGTGGCCCGCAACACGGCCATGGACCCCATCAAGGATATTCGGTATGAGCTCGTCTATAAAAATGATGTGTTCGTGCCGCTGAAGAAGGGCGCCAACCGCCCGGTCGAATCCTACACCCACGAAATCCCCAACCCGTTTGACCGGGGGGAGATCGTCGGCGGGTATGGGTACATCGAGTACGAGGACGAGACAAAGAACCAGCTAATCATGGTCACGGACCGGGATTTTAAGAAGGCCCGAGCCGCCGCCCCCGGCGGGAAGTTTTGGGACCCGTACCCGGACGAAATGAAGTTTAAGACCGTGGTAAACCGGGTGTACTCCAAGATCCCCAAGGATCCCAAGAAGTCGGACGCCGTGGCCGCCATCCAATCCCTGGAGCCCACCGTCGAGGACGAACTGGAGAAGCTGGAAGACAAGGCCCACGCCGGCATGATCAATGCCCCCGTCGTGGACATTGACGAGAGCCAGCAGTACCCCGACATTGACGACGTGGAGCAGGTTCAGCTCCCGCTTGACGAGCAGGGCCAGCCCAGCGGTGACGGCAGATGATCCTCCGGGTGATCGCCAGCGGCAGCAAGGGGAACTGCTACGCCCTGGAGCATTCAGGCTCATACCTGCTGCTGGATGCGGGCGTGAGG